AACCTCATCATAATCATTCTTTAATGTCATAATGGTACCATTGATAGGTCCAGTACCTAGACATGGCTTCTCAAATCTAGTAAAATCGTCTTTAGGTATTTCACAGATATGACTATGCATATAGTCACTTAGGAACTGTTCTTTGCTATAAGTAGCTCTATTAAGAAGAAATCCATGATTCTCATAAGGAATTCTGCCATTCATTTGCACCTCAATCTTTGCATAAAGGTCTTGGATAGTGACAGACTTATTGTTCTCATTGGTAATTTTAACCCTGTTCCACCATACATAGATAATTGATTTATTCAGAGCAAAGAAGGCTTCCAGAGACTCTAGGGCACTATCAGGAACATCATAGCTTGTATTATATTCTTGGTCTTTAAGGTCTAGGTCTACATTCTTACGCTGTAGTTCAGCTATAATGTATGATATTACTGTATTTCTAGCAATTGTGTACTGTAAATCTACATTATTTTCGCCAAAGAATCCCTTGAATATATCATAGATGTTATCTACCTTTTCGTAAATATGCTGGTATAGTTGATTGATTGTGTATTGCATAATGATATTGTTTTAAGTTAAAATAAAAGGGAGTAAAGAACTTAATCCCTACTCCCTATACAATCAAAATACCAAACAGTCAGATTACATGATGTCATTAATCATGTCATCAATATCATCATCATTGATGCTACCATCAGATGTACTTATAGGATTTGAAACCTGCTTTTCCTTCTTATTGAGAAGATTAATGATATTGTCAATGTCATTCTTCAACTCTTGAAGTTCATCTACACTAATGGCATTGTTTTTTGCAAGAGATGCAATATGTATGACAAGTGTATCCTCGATAGTATCTGGGCATACTTGAGCAATGAAATCCTTTAGGGTATAATTATCCTCGTCCTCATAGTATTCCTCCTCTTCTATATCCTTTGATTCTTCCTCAGTAGAAGCTTCCTTCTTAGGCTCTTCTTTAGAAACCTCTTTTGGTGTAGTATCATATATCTTTACACCATTTTCCATTAATGTATGAATCAAATCTTCTGTAGATACCTGTGTAAAGTTCTTGCCAAACTTAGTTTTTACTGCTTCTTGTAATCCAGCCTCCTTGATGAGTGTATAAGCTTCCTTTCTATTGATTGCACCAGAAGCAATCTTCTTCTTAGTGTTGGTAAGAAGAATAACCAAATTGTTGGTAGGCTGACCTTTATACATTACATTCTGAGGGAGCTGGGTTGCATCATCAAGCAACTGAGTCTTTGAGATTCCCTCAGTGAAGGTCATATCAGTATAATCAATGCCCTTTGCACGCAAGTCTGCTTTCAACTCACCAAGTGTCATTGCACTACTAGTAATCTTACTTCTTTTCTGTGTCTTTGTATTTGCAATAAGAATTTCTCTTTCCATAATAATTTCTTTTTAAAATATTTTTAAATTAATGATTAGTGTGTTTCTATAGTTTAGTTGAATAGGTCTTTTAAGGTTTTTACAAACCATTCTTTTCCATAAGCTTTGAAAGCATCACTATAGTCCTTGCATTCCCTTAGGTTAGGAACTATATTAATGAAACCTGTTTCCTCTGCCAACTTAGCAGAGTCTTGCCTACCAGGAATGTCTGTATCAAATGATATGAATATCTTCTTATACCTTCTCTTTAACTCATTGATGGCTGTCTGAGACATGCTGTAACCTTCTCCTTGTAAGGATAGGGTGGGTATATGAAGTTTGCAACTAATGCATAATGCATCTTTCATGGAACTACATATTATAACTTTATCCCCATATTCAGGGATTTTAGTCCATAAGTCTATGACACTTTTGTCAGCCTTGGAACACCATTTAAAACCTCTCGTATTAAATGGCATATAGATTTTCATTTGTAACTTACCTTCCTTTCTATTTATGTAGACATAAGCATATTTGTCTGCTGGGAAGATATATCTGCTACTCTTACCTGTGGTAGGATCTTTCTTGGTAATAATCTTATAGGAGATAGGATAAACCTCTGCATATTTCAACCATGGCTTAGTGATGCCATAGGATTCCCAATACTCATAGTCATAGTCTCTCCAAGGTCTAACCTTCACCTCAATCTTAGACATCTGATTAGTCTCCTTTCTGGTGAAGGTCTTTATCATTAGTTTGCAGATTTTATCTAATGCTTGATTGAATGTGCAATTCCAATACTTACACAATAGTTCAAGCAATGTTCCCTTGTCATTTGTTGCATAGTCTATATATCTGATGTGATTATGCTCACTCATATATATTCTAAAGGAAGGATGCTTGTCAACTCTTAATGGAGAGTTAATGAGACATGGAATCTCTGTAACTTCAGGAAGCACAGTATTTAATACCTGCGCCTCACTGAACTTACTGAATATCTCTGTCTTTGAAATAGTACTAGGAGAGGTTTTACCTATTACCATAAGATTATTACTTTGAAAGTTATTTATTTACAATTAATTCCAAGGAAGGTCATCATCTGTAGATGTAGAATCCTCAGATGGGGCAGAAGAAAGGTCTGTAGCCTTTACATCAAACTCTGTAAGTTCCTGAACCTTATATTCTACATTGGAATAGCTACCAGCTTCCTTTGCACTAGCAAGCTCTTTCTCCAATCTAGCGAGAGCATTGGAACCTGCGCTATTGCGAAGAACCATACCATTGCGAGTAGCTACAGCTTGATATTGTTTACCCTCATCAGTTGTACGTACACCATAGAGAAGCTTTACCTTATTGTTTGGTTGAAGCTTGATGGCTTCCTTAATCTCTGAGAAATCACCTGTGAAATAGTCCTTGATGTGCTCAAGACCAAAAACATAATTCTCAGCATCATCTTTCAGTACCCAAGCTCCATTCACATAGTTAAAGACATCCCCTACACAGAGATAAGACTTCAAAAATCCTACAAGGTCTGCCTCACCTACACATGCCATGCGATAGCCTGTGGCAATCTTAGCATCATGACCATTAGGTGTAACGATTTTATTACCTGCCTTGGCAGTCTCAACATCTGTCCATGTAACATTGCCATACTTATCAATAACCTGTACTTTAGTTTGGTCTCTGTTATAAGCAGGGGTATTACGAAGGTGAACATTACTCTGTTGAGTAATTCAACACCATTGCAGGTATTAGGGTCTGTCTTTACCACAAATGTAATACGTGCTTCCTTGCCATTATCAGTGTCAACTACATATTCAGGGTCATTAGTCATTTCTCTACCATAAATTGTCTCAAGTTCTTTCTTTGTAGGGTTTACTGCCACTACAAATGAAGAACCTACTCCAATATACTTCTTGAACTCTGCTGTCTCTGTTGATTCCTGTGTCTTGCCAATGGCAAGAAGGCAATAATTTACTTTGTTAATCATAACTGTTTGATTTAAAATTTAAATTGTGAATATTTGTTAATATATTTATTGTTTGTTACTCAAAGATTGGTTCATCTGTAGTAGGTTCCTCCTCTGCAACATCAGTTGGGGCTTCCATTTTATTTTCCTCATTTGAGGTTTCTGTACTTTCACTCTCAACTGAGGGATTTGCAGTATTCCCTGGGTCAGGAAGGGAAATGACAAACTGCTTGTGCTGCTCATCATAAGATACAATGTCTGTAGGAAGATACTTGGTGGTCTTCTTAGGCTGACCATTAGCATCTACACCAGGCTCAATTACTTTCTTTACAAGCTCCTCTACACGGAAACCAATTACCTGCTTGATACCTGCCTCCAAGGAAGCAACTTGTGTATCATAGTCCTTGTATTCCTTAGCAAGTTTCTCAATTTTCTCTTTAATCTTATCTCTCTTTACAATAAGAGGATTACATGCCTGTGCTACACGCTTTACTGACTGAAACTGGTCAAATGAAATTCTTTTTTCCATAATCTTGATATTTTAAATTGTTGTTTATAATGTTTTGTTTACTTTTACTCGTGAAAATAGGAAACCATTAACTATTTGATGCTTATTTATTTGATACCTTAAAGAATCAGCACTCATATTATGTTGTCTAGCTGCATCAGAGATTGAATAATATTCGCTAATGAGATTATTCTTTAAATCATACTTATAAATAGGACAATTTAATTTGCTATTTCTTCGCATTTTCTCTTTTTGAGCTTCACTTTTAGGTTTTCCTTTCCAATGATTTTGTACTCTATAATCTTTTGTTTCTTCAAAGTCTTTGGTATAAACAAACACATGATCCTTGATATAATTAAGATTACCTTTACAAACCCTACTAATATTAGAAGTACTAGTATTGAAGTATTTTGCAGCTTGTGTTATGGATTCAAATGTTTTATCTATATTTCCAGAGAATCTATCTATTGCAATAACAGATTTTTCTAATGTTTTAATATATTCTAGGAAATGCTCTTTTGCCTTCATAGAAAAAGTAAAACCATCCACATGTTTGCATTTATCTAGTATATTGTAGCCATTTGCTACACTATCATAATCTTTAATATATTGTTCTTCTAAAATAAATCTATCCTCATTTTCTTGTAAGAAATGCAAAATATGAACTTCAAAAGAATCTTCTCCATATAAATTATAAGCTCTTTGTAATTTTGGAGAGTGATGACTATTATGTCTTAGATAGTATCTATGGCGTTGAAATCTGTCTTTCATGTCAATACAACTTCCAATATACCATTTACAGCTCTTTGTATTTTGAATACCATAAATTACAGGAATTCTTAAAAAAGATTTTGTCTCATTTAATTTCATAATCTTTACAATTTTAATAATTGCAAAGTTATGAAAAGGTATCTACTTTATCTTATCTATAAATATCCTGCTAAGGTATTCTTAGAGTACTCCTATATACGAATTATTTACATTTTATAGTATTCTCTTACTCTGCTATCTACTAACTTAAGACTGTTAGGAATCTCAAAGTCATTGAAGAGACCTAATGGAGTTTTTGCTGATGAGTGGTTAGCCTTTGTTTGGAAGAAATACTTATTAGCACCATCATTACCATATTCTACTCTTGTCATAAGAACAATAGGATAGAAACCTTCTGGCTGAGTCTTTGTAAGTTTCTTGCCAATAACTGAGAATACCATTTTCTCTGTACCATCTTGCTGTGTTTGAAACATAGTGTGACCAAAGATATAGGCAATTTGGTCTTTGCGAAGAGTAGTATTACAGAGGATATTAAGCTCAATAATATCATTTGCCACATCTCTCCATTGATCAAAAGTCATTTTTCTGCGGTCATTAAACTCCTTCATAGCAAGATAGATGTTTACTGTATCAATAGCTACAGATTTGATGCTTTCTGTCTTAGCACAATATTCAAGTGCCTTCTTAATACCTGCAAAATCCGTAGGTTCTATATAATTCTTATGTTCTGTGTCCCACATACCTCCTGGGAAAGGAAGAGTTTTTCTATCAAGGTTAATGATAAAATGACTCTTTGGATCCATACCTTGATAATGTTCAAGGTCAAACTTGCCATCTGGATTAATGATAGTAGATGTTGTCTTACCATCACCAGAGGCTCCTAAAATTGCAATAATTGTTGCCATTTTTTTTCTACTCTTTATTATTTAAATTGTTATTGGACTGCAAATATACTTAGGATAAGTATCTTAAGTATCTTGCTTTTGATTTTACTATGTTAAACCAAGAAAGCTACTTAGATGTATTCTCTTGATTCTTTTTGATTAACTGATATACCTTGTTAAGTTGCTCTAGATTGTCATACTTTGGAAGTGGTGCATAATATCCTGTCGCTCCATCAAAATACATACCAAGGATGGCATTACTTTCTCCATCTCTTCCTTGTACAACCTCCAAGAATTTTGCATAGCTTTTTAATTTGGTTATGTCATAATGCAAGTAATCTTTTAATTCCCAAGCATACGGTGAAGTTATACCTAAAAATAGGTCTGCGTCGCGTGAGGTGTCTTGGCAATCCAGTAACCCTTTCTGTGAGGGACGAATTTTATTTGCCTTAAATGCCTCAAGTGAGTTGTTCTCAGAATTTTGCTGTTGTACTACTACTGGTATATAGTTGAATTTATTACGAACTATCTTAAGATACTCGGATAATTTTTTGATAGAGTTTCTTAAGTCCATACCACGTTCTGTGCTAATTACACTTTGTTATCCTACAGGTTTTTTATCCTATAGTTCTTATGGTTTCCCATAAGGTCGGCATATATATTCACCCTCCTTAGGTAAAAAAGGGTGAGGAACACTCTTGGGAGAATTATATTTATTCATCTCCTATGCTCTACACTACTTAGTAGCCTTTCGCAATCCACTAAGTTAGCTCGGTATTTTCTTAGGTCTTATATAATTGAACAGCTCTTTGTTGTCTTCAAATACTTTTCTTTTTCTTTCCATGTATATATTGCAATTATCATAAAGATAATGATAAAACTTTTTTATTGAGTCTTTCTTGCGAATGAATAATCTATACATATCAAAAGTACAAATACAAGTTCCTTCTGGAACTCTCATTGTTTTACCTTTCCTATTTTCTTTATTGATAGTACAACAAATGTCATTGGCTTGTAACTGTTGCTGAAATTCTTCTAGAATACTTGTAGTAACACAACAAATATTGGACTTGAAAAATTTTACATTATTATTATTACAGACAAATATTGTACCATCACCGTCAAAGTAACCTCTAATGAAATGTCTAATTAAAGAATCCTTCATTTGAGGAATATGTATAGGTTCTCCAGTTTTAACTTTTCCAAGTTGCTTTAAATTTTTACAAGCAATATCTGAAGATATTACAAAACCAAAACCATTTGATTGTTCTTGAATAGTTATATTTGGAGAAAAATAGTTTTTTACTCTTTTCAATAATGTTTTATCACTTCTTTTTAATTTTAGACCTATTTGCATATGACTAGTATATCCATCTGCAAATAATAGTCCTGTAATATATGCTTGTTCTTCTGTTTCTATAGACTCAAAGTTCCAATTTAAGGTTATACAATTTATTCTAGTTAAACTTCTCTGCACACCCTTAGGTCTAATTGGAATATTATGAATTTTAAATTCATAATAAGCATCAGTATGATACTTCTTACTTAAATCTTTTAGAGAGATATTAGTATTGTTGTATTCATCTACTAACATTTGAATAAACCTTGGGTCTCTAGGAGCGCATATTTTATACTCCATGTAACTTTTATCTTCCATACTTATATAGTTTATAATTATGGTACAAAGTTACATTAATTGAAACAGAAACTAAAGTACTTAATAAAACCCTTAAAATCCACCGACTTTGCTCCTTAATAATCCTAAACATTACTGTTAAGGACGGCTAATTTCTAACCCTATATGGTCTATAATGCACATTACATATTCTTCTGGATTATTTGGTTCATAATAGTCAAACACTTCCTTATCATACCCTTTTACTTTCTTCTTATGAATAGTTCCATTGGCTTCTGCATACTTCTCCAATGTATGATAGATACCTGTTGGATTCCTATCCACAATAAAATCTACATGTTCTTCATAAAAATTAAGTATAGATTGATATTCAAGAGTATTTAATAACTCAAGTATATCAGCAGAAAGTATTCTTCCCTCATCTACAGATTTAAATGTCTTAATGTCTATCCTTATTTTACCTCCTGATAGCTTATATAGTAAATAGCAAATAAACTTGCCTGTAATATTTTCAGCTTTCTCTTCAAGAAGAGCATAGAATATCTTTACCTTAACTAACTCTGGATGTTCATAAGCATATAAGATTGTATTATAGAGGAATAAGAAATTTGTTATCTTAGACTTAGAAGCTTTAGCACTTCCCGACACTAAATAATAAGTACCTAATTCCACTCCCGGAAAGTCATATCTAAAGGTCTTGAAAGGAGATGGTATGCAATTAACTTTTCCACTAAGAATCCTTTGTCTTCGCTCTTCTGCATTTTGTAATACTCTTTGAACTAAACTCATAATCTAATTGTTATTGTTCCTGCTGATGTGATTACCTTGATTACATCCCTTCCTATGGTATGTTCCTTTAGATTGCACATCATCTCTTGAAGAGTAGGGTAGTATGGGTCTAGAATACCTTTCAATGTTTCCTTATCCATGTTAGTTCCTACTATTCATTAACCAATCGTCACCATCAACAATATCCTCTGCTTTCTCCTCAGTCTTATTTTCCAAGAAGGTAGCCAAGTCTGAAAGTTGCTCAACATGAACTTCATCATCTGCTGATAGTTTCCTGTCATCCTTTAAGATGAAATACTTTGCAAGTCTCATGCCTCTGTATCCCTTAGGAGCATAGGAGTTGACATATCTCTTGGTGGCATCAATGATGTCTTCATCAGATACCTCACCATATACTTCCAAGAACTTCTTGAGTTTATTCTTAATCTCAGTCTTGTTGCATCTGAAATAGAATGGTGATTCCTGACCATAGTTATTGACCATTTTCTGCTTAGGGAAACATTCCTGTACCTTTACAGCTAATGCAGCAAGTCTTTCATTCTCATCAGAGCCAATTAGTCCCTTGATGATGTTTTCCCATTCAGAGTTTATGCTTTGTCCTGTGATACCTAGAACTTGCCTATTAATCAAGTTATCAAAGGTTCCTTTGAAATTTCCCATGCTTACAGCTGCTGCAATGAGTGCTTCCTGCAAGGTTAACTTTTTTTTGAGACATGCTTTTTCATCTAATATTATCTTCATGATTAAAATGATTTAATGTATTCTTTCTGATGCTGAATGTTGGTAGTCATCTTGTCAATGGTATTGTTGGTGATTGTCAGCAATCCTTCCAACTTACACTTCATCTCAAGAACTCTAAGCTTGAATTGGATGAATGCCTCTTTCTCAGCCTTAGCTCTTGCAATCTTCTTACCAATCTCAGCATTAAAGATTTCACCTGCCTCTTTATTAACCTTGGCTACACCAGTGGTCTTGATATGGTCATTGTATTTCTTCTTGAAACCACTTGGAAAATCAAATTTCTCAATGGCTACTACAATACCTTTCTCTTCATTGATTTTATAATCAATACTAATGTTTTTTAACTTAAAAGTCTCTGTAAAATTCTTGTTGCTCATATTATTTAAAGTTTAAAATATTATCTATTATTTTCTATGATGGTCATGAACATAGATTCTATGTCACCATCTTTCTTTGTCTTTAGGATGAAATACTTCAATAATTGCATATTCCCTTTATCCTCACCAAAGAAACTTACATATTCCTTGGTAGCCTTGATAGCTTCTTCCTCTGTAAAAGAGAAATGATGTACTACTACCAAAGCCCTCAACTTATCAGCTATAGTCTCTGTGTTATCTCTCCAAGAGTAGGTAGTGCCAGACTTACAACCAGTAGGGTATAGGTCTTGCAATTTCTTGGCAAGTTTCGTAAAATCAATGTTACTATTGGACATTCTCTTGTCAGACTTCATAAGGATATTGGTAATCAAGTTCCTTGTGTTATCTGATAGAACCATGTCATCCTTGTCAAAGACATTTTTATAGATTATCTTCTTATCCACTAAGCTGTCAAAACAGTCCTTATATCTCACATTGTAGAATCCCATGAGCATCACAAGGAACTCACCCATGGTAAGATGCTCTTTCTTTAGCACCTCATTGTTGATTGTTATGTCCATATCTTAATTATTTAAGGGTATATAAATACAAAAAGCACAACCCAGTTAAGGATTGTGCCTTTATTTATAATAAATATATTTTAGTCTAATAATCTTCCTAGAGGACCATTCTCTCCATACCACCTACTTATAGGATAATCTTCATTACAAAGCCCTTTTCCATCATAAAACTCTACATAAGTAATATTTGAATCTATAATTTGTTCCTTTATGCAATAATCATATAATAGTTTGAAGCATTCATCTATTACTTGATTAACTTCCTCAGGATAATAATTATTTGCATAACGTAAAGGAAGGTTCTTGAACCATTCTTTAGCATTTAAAAACGTTAGGTCTTTATGGCTAATACTACTTAATATTTTTTTATATATAGATTTGTAATGCTTACATGTATTATCTAATGCTTTTTTAGCATCTTCATCATTATGAATGTCACCAGTTATCATATACATACTATTCATTATTGCTTAATTGATTATTACCTATAATTCCTAATGGTACAATGCCAGTAGAATACTTTGTCATCCACTTAGCTAAAGCATCATAATCATTAATACTCCACAACATATTACTCATATTGTTATTAATACCTGTGTCTTTGACATAATGTTCTTTGGCATATTTCAATTCTTCCGCTGTAATAGGTTCTGACCCTGTATGTCCAAAGTAATCATGTAATTGACTTCCTCTTGCTGCTACCTCTGTATTATTATTTCTTGTAAAATAATCTCCACCTAGCTTAATCCTGGGGAAAAATGTTCCATCAGGTACAGGTTCATCTAGTATGTGTAAAGCATGATCTACTTCATGTGAGAGAATAGCACTAGCATGAGACTTAGGAAGCATTCCATCATGAATTATAGTATTTCTTTTATCCATTAAAGTTGCTGCATGACCACTTCTTGTAGCTAAATGATTTCTATATGCTGATAATAGTTCTTCTGGAGTAGCATCATACATTGGTGCTAACTCTTGCATAAGTTGCATATTCTTATTAGAATCCTCTGTTAAGTTATAATATTCTATTCTATTAGGACTATAACCTTTAACCTTAGCTCTTGCATAATGCATCTCTAAAGGGTCTTGTTTATAGTTGAATACTATATCTTCATTGATAAAAGGGTTAGAGTTATTGCTGTTTGCAAGAATATTTTCCATTCCTTTATTTATCTTCCTAGATTTAGTCAATCCTGTAAGAGACTTACCAAAAGGATAGAAGCCTGTTAATTCCATAGCAGTCTCAGGAGTAAACTTACCTTGTGTCACATCATAAGCACCCTTTCCTGCAAACCCCAATCCAAGTACATCATTAGCACCTACTACATAAGGATTCTCCATAAGAGCTGTCAGTCCATGTTTAACTGCTTGACCTGCTGTAGTGCCAAGGAGTCCTTGCCCAGTACCTAACACTATAGGGGTAGCAGCAACTGCAAGTGGTACTGCTGTAGCTGCATCCCTCCATGCTGATAGGTTAGGATGCTCTTTATCCCATAAAGCATGTTCTCTAGCACCTCTCTCAGTATTAGCCTTGAGATGTGTATTATATTCTCTATGAGGTAGGTTGTTCACTCTTGTGTTATCATTCACTGTCAAGTAATGATTAAACAACAAAGGTTCTCTCTTATTCTTGGCAGTTATAGTAACTTCGTCAAGGTTCTCCACAGGCATCACTGGAAAGATATTGTTTTCTTTATCCTTTGTATAGTACTGACCATAGGCATCTGTAAAGATAGTTCCATTGGTCTTGTTGCCAAGCTCATCAGTTATCACAGAATCAGCAGAGGGATATGCTTCCCCCTGATACATAATAGGTCTAGTATAACTAAACTCTCTTGTATATCTTTTATTCTTATTTGCCATAATGCTTTTATTTTTATGCAAAGATAACTGATTCTGTGATAACTCAATATGCTCAAAGCAAATTACTTAGATTATGTTTCTATTTCCATAAACGTATTATATTACTATTTATTGTCTATGAAATCATTTATTTTTTGTAAATTGTCCCAAGGCATCAACATTATGAATAACAATGATATTATCTCTGTTGAATCCTTCAATCATACTAGTAAGAATCTCTTCTTCTCTAGTACCCTTGTAAAAAGGTAGAATAATGACAGGAGACTTGTGTCTCAATGCCCTTCCACATCTCTGAACACTACATATCTCTGATGAGGAATAGTTGGCAAAAATAGCAAACTTACAATCTACTAGGTTTGCTCCCTCATTAAGGACATTAACAGACGTAATATGATTTATCTTCCTTGCATTGAAGGCATTGTATGTCTCTTCGGACTCTTTGTTCTTTGAATGGATGCTATGCTTACCAAGATAATCTGCTTGTTCAATAGTCTTACAGAAGGTAATGGTTCTTTCCTTGGATAATTTCTTGAGAATATCCTTTACCACATCATTCTTTAGATTAGCTAGGTACTTGATTCTCTCACCACAATCATGCAGCCATCTGTTCTTGAAGAAGTCCTGCCTATTCCTTGAATATAGATTCTTCTCCCATAAAATTTGAGAATTATATTCCAGCAACCTTTGCTTCTCTGTACAGGAAATAAAAGCATGAACCTTCATCTTCTTATACTTCCATAACTCAGCATAATTACCATAGTATATCTTGCCCTTAGTTTTAGGGTTAAGTTCTATTTCCTCTGTAGAATTGGTATTGTCCAGTTCAAGAGGTAACAATACTATCTGAGGGTCAGGAAGAACATCATCCTCAATGGCATCACCAAGGTCACATGATACTATGTCAGCATGATATGCATACTGAAAATATTGCTTGAGTTTCTTTGGAAAGGTAGCACTAAGACCAATGAAATTACCATAAGTAAGGGTACTGAGTAAATCTAGCCTTTTATCGCTGTTTAAATGATGCCCCTCATCAGCAACAATGATGTCATAAGACTCATACTGGTGCTTCTTCAATGACTCATAGCACTCTATGGTAAGATTATCCACTTTGATGCCTCCCCATTTATCAAACTCATCCTGCCAAGTCTGCTTATGTACTATCTTAGCAACAAGGAGAAGCATGGAGGTCTGCTTTCCCTTATATTTTGTCTCTACCAAGTGATTTACCATCTGGATTGCAGTGAAGGTTTTTCCAAATCCAGTAGGTAGTTCCAATAAAGTGAAATTGGACTTCTTCAAGCTTGCAAAACAAGCCTTCTTAGCTTCTTCTCTTGTCATATCTATATACATTTAAGAATACCATATCTCAGGTATTGTTGAATAATCCTTAGTCATTTAATCCTAGATTTTCTATTACTTCCTGTTTATCTTTGTAGGCTTTATCTTGTGAGACACATTGATGAGAATGTAATTCATCATTGGATTCTACAAAGTATGAGAACCAAACTTCCTTTACTGTACCCTCAACAAACTTACCATTGTTGTCTTGATAAACTATCTTGTCACCTACATTAAATTTACTTTCCATTACTTTAATATCTTTACTTTAACATTGTTTATTGATATTTTCCTGCTGTCCTTAGGATGGATGAGAATGTCTATCCTGTGATGATGTCTTTTAGCCATTACATCCTTGACTTGATAGACACCAAAACCCTCGATAGACACTCTCTTTGGCTTATCTTTTGGAAAGAGATATAATAAATCCCTAGAGATTGCGCACCACTTGATTCTATTGTTCCTCAAATGATGCAAGTTAATCTTACTACCATCAGCAGTTACCAATGGATTGTTATCACATTGGCTCCTGACTGGTTGGTAATAGGTCAATGTCACATGAGTTGTCTGAGCACAGCATTTGATGCAAGTAAGACATATCATTCCCACT